TAGACCCGGCCATCCTGACCGCCGTGACGATCCTGCTGGGCGATTACGCCGGGCATCTCACGCTGGGCGCGACGGTGCGGGCCATCGACCTGATCGGCATGCACGGCACCCCGCTATCAGCGCAGGCCGGCTACATCACGATCGGCCAGCAGATGTCCCGGGTCATAGAAATAACCCTGCCGATCCTGATCAACGACATGTGGAGTGAAATTGCCTAGGGGAGTTTTCATCAGGACGCCTGAGTACCGGGCGAAGATGGCCGTTGCCAGCGCTGGCCACCAGCTCGGCGACGAGGGACGCCGCAAGGTCGCTGAGGCCAGGACGGTCCACGGCATGCGCAGAACTCCCACGTACCGGTCCTGGGAGGCCATGAAGCGGCGGTGCAAGGTGCACCCGCTCTACGCAGGCCAGGGCATCACGGTGTGCGATCGCTGGCAGTCGTTCGCCAGCTTCCTGGCGGACATGGGCGTGCGGCCCGCCGGGATGACGCTGGATCGCATCGACAACGACGGCAACTACGAACCTGGGAACGTCCGGTGGGCCACCAAGTCTGAACAGGCACTCAACCGCGGCTCTCACGGGTTCGCGGCCCGTAGCTGGCGGCCATACGGGACGGAGGTGGCCTTATGGCCAAGCAGGCGGGCCTGGGGGATCAGTTCCTCGTCGACGGCACCGACCTTTCCGGTGACACGGCGTCGCTGGGCCGGATCGGCGGCGGCCCGGCGCCTATCGACGTGACCGGCATCAACAAGTCGGCCTACGAGCGCCTCGGCGGGAACCGCGACGGCGGCATATCGTGGGTGTCGTGGTTCAACCCCACCAATGCGCATCCGAAGCTGTCGGCGCTGCCTACCGTCGATGTGCAGGCGTCGTACTTCCGGGGCACGGCCCTGCTGAACCCGGCCGCGTCCCAGATATCGAAGCAGGTCAACTACGACCCGACGCGCGGGCAGGACGGGTCGGTGACGTTCGCGGTGGACGCGCTGGCGAACGGGCTCGGCCTGGAGTGGGGCCGGAACCTCACCGGCAACGGCACGACTGAGCTGCGGACGGACGCCACGGCGACGACGGGCGCGGCGATCGACGAGAACCCGAGCGCGGGTACGGCGTTCGGCGGGCAGGCCTACTTCCACTTGGTGACGTTCGCGGGCACCAGCGTGACGATCGACATCCAGTCGGCCACCACCTCGGGCGGCGCGTACGCGACCACCGGCCTGACGTCGGCCGCGCTGACCACGCCGGGGGCGCAGCGGGTCGCGGTATCGAACGTGACGACGATCAACGAATTTCTCAAGGTGGTGACCACCGGCACGTTCACGAATGCCGTGTTCGCGGTTGTCTTTGTCCGCAATTTGACGGCGGGAGTTGTTTTCTGATGGTTCGGACTATCAGGGCGGCAATTCACGAGACCCGTTGCCGTGAGTGCCGAGTGACCTGGTATTCATGGGCGCTCCGGCTAGCCGGAGCAGGCGGAATGGCACCGGGGGCCGAAGGATGGCGGCGCACGTGAGCGGCCAGCTGATCCGGGGCGCGGACGGCCTGATGCGCGTGATGCCGGCGCTGGCCGCTGAGCACGTGAAGACCTTCCAGATGACCCAGCCGCTGGCCACGCACTGGCGGCCCGCCAGCTGCGATGAGGTCGGGTGCCCGAACTACCTGAACGGGTGGCGGGTCCGGGTGGAGGGCCTGGACCCGGGGCTGCTGCACCTGGCGGTGAGCAGCGGCCGGAAGTGGACGCGGCTGGACGTCGCGGCGGGCGAGTCCTACCTGGTGTTCGAGGCAGGCCAGGCGTGCTTCGCGGCGTCTACCCACCGGACGCTCATCGGCCGGCCGCAGCGGTACTTCGAGCGCGGCGGGGATTTCAGGGGCAACCCCCGCGGTGAGCGCCGCGAGCTCAACCAGGCGGACTGGACCGACAGCTTCGCCAATCACCAGGACCGGATAGCAACAGCCAGAGAAAGGGGCTGACATGGCCAAGGTAACAGGCCTGGCGCAGACGACGCTGTCGGTGAGCGACAGCTCAGCGAGCGCCCAGGCGATCATCAACGACATCACCAACTGGCAGTTCGCCACGCCACGCGGCGTGCAGGACGTGACCGGGGTGAACAAGTCGGCGATTGAGCGGCTGCTGCTGCTCGCTGACTTCAGCATCACGCTGAACATGGTGTTCAACCCGGCGGCGAACGCCCAGCATGACGTGTTCAAGACGGTGCCGTCGACGAGCGTCGCAAGGTTGACCACCATCGTGACGAACGGCAAGACCATGGCCCCGAACGTGCTCTACACGGATTACCAGCTCACTAGGCCGCAGACCGGTGAGCTGACCGCGCAGGCACCCGGCGTCCTCGCCGATGGCGTCGTCCCCCTCTGGAGCTGACATGGGTTACAAGCGGAAGCTGTACGTGCTGAAGTGGCCCGACGATCATGAGCTGCACGGCCTGGAGGTCACCACCAAGGGCCTGTCGACAGGGAAGCTGTTCGAGATGGTCAGCCTTGGCGACCAGCTCCAGCATGAGCCTGACGTGAAGGCCAAGATGCGCGCGGCGAATGAGCTGTTCGCCGGGTTCGCCACCCGGCTGGTGGCATGGAACCTGGAGGACGACGACGACAGGCCCGTGCCGCCCGCCTACGCCCTGTGCAAGGTATCCGGGGCAGCCGGGGAGCCTGGCGAGCCGTGCGCCAAGCACGCCGGCGACGACGCGGAGCCGTGCGAATACGAGGGCGTTTCCGACCAGGACTTCGACTTCATGATGGACCTGATCATGCAATGGATGGACGCTGTCGCGTCGGTCGATATCCCTTTGCCGCAGCCGTCACCGCCTGGCGGGACTACGGAGACGACACCGGATATGGCGGCATCGATCCCGGTGGAAACCCTGTCGCCAAGCCCGCAGAGCTGACCGAGACGGAAACGGTCCTGGGACTGTGCGAGCGGTTCAAATGCCTGCCCGGCGCCGTGTACGCGGAGGACGCGGGGCTGATGCGGCTGCTGAAGATCGAGGCGCTAGCCAGGAGGGAGGAGGAGCCAGGTGACCAATAGGGTCGAAATCGTAGTCGGGGCGCAAGATAACAGCAAACTTGATTTGGCCTCCCTCCAGCAGCGCCTCAGGGACATGGGCAAGATGATCGAGACGGCCCGGGTCCGGGTCGCCGGGGACAAGGAAGCCGCGCTGGCCGTTGAGCGCCTGGCGCTGAAGATGGCGGCGCTCGGCCGGAAGTCGGCGTCGCCGCGGATCGGCCTGGAGGGCGCGGCCCGCGCCGAGGTCGACATCGCCGCCGTCGGCGTGGCGCTGGACAAGCTGGGCGACAAGTCGGCCGCCGCTGAGGCGAAGGTGGGCTCGTCCGGTAGCGGGCTGTCGGGTGCCCTGTCCCGGCTGGGCAGGGTCCTGGGCGGCACGGGCGGCGTGGCGGCGGGCGCGCTCGGGCTGGGGCTGGCGGGGCCGCTGGCGGCGGCGGGGCTGGCCATGGGCGCGTTCGGGGCGGTCGCGATCCCCATCCTGTCCAAGGTGAGCCAGGCGCAGGCGAAGCTGACGGCCGCGCAGGCGCAGTACGCGAAGGCGGCCACGGCCAGCGGCCGGGCGACGGCGCTGAAGGCGGAGGCAGCGGCCACGGCCGGGCTGACTGACAGCCAGAAGGGGCTGATGGGGCAGGTCGGCCAGCTGAAGTCCATGTGGGACCGGCTGGAGAACTCGATGACGCCCGTCGTGGTCGGCGTCGCGTCGATGGCGCTGAAGCTCGGCACGGCGCTGATGCCCGCGATGGACAAGCTGGTGCCCGCCGGCGCGAAGGTGATCGACGCCTTCCTGGCCCCGCTGACCAGGCTGCTGGCCAGCCCGATGTTCGCGACGTTCATCACCCAGATGTCGACGCTGGCCGAGCAGGTGGCGCCGATGCTGGGGCTGCAGCTAACCCGGCTGCTGGTGGTCTTCCTGGCGATGTTCACTCAGGCCGGGCCCGCCGCCGTGCAGGTCCTGAACCAGCTTCTCCCGGCGATCGTCGACATGGCGTCGGGACTGGTCCCCGTCGTGGTGCTGGTGACGAAGGCGGCGGCGTCGGTGCTTAACTGGCTGGCCGCGAACCACCTGCTGATCCCGGCGCTGATCGCGGTCGGCGCGGCCGTCGCGATCGCGTCCGGCGGCCTGACGCTGATCATCCCGGCCATCGCCCTGGCGGCCGGCGGCATCGTGCACCTGTGGCAGACCAGCCAGCGGTTCCGCGACATCGTGACCACCGTCTTCTCGAACGTCGGGCAGCAGCTGGCGACGTTCGCGGGGCTGTGGCTGGACGAGTGGCACTTCATGTCGGATTCGCTGCTGACGGCGGTGCACCAGGTCCTGGTAGGCGTGCAGGGCATCGCGAGGGTGATGGACCTGGTGATGGGGACGCACCTGGCGGCCGCGGTGACGACGGCCCTGCGGAACCTTGACGGGTTCCACTCTGGCGTCGACCGGGTGTTCAATGCGGCGCATTCCACGCTGGAGGGCTGGAAGCGGGACCTGGCGGCCATGCCCAGGATCGTCGCCCTGAAGGGCGACATCAGCGACCTGACGGCGAAGCTGGGCGCGGCGAGGGCGCAGCTGCGGGACCCGCACCTGACGGCGACGCGGCGGGCGGTCATCCAGGCGAACATCGCGCAGCTGCTGGCGGCGGTCGCCAGGGCGCGGGCGGAGCTGGCCGCGGTCGACGGCACCGTCGCGACGACGTTCGTGCAGACGGTCATGACGGGCGTCCCGGCCCGCGGCGGCGGCCGGGCGTTCGCGTCGGGCGGCGTCACCGGGGCGGCGGGCGGCGGCCCGCGCGGGAACCTGACGCTGGTCGGGGAGCACGGCGCCGAGCTCGTGACGCTGCCGCCCGGCGCGATGGTGCACTCCAATCCGGACACGCAGCGGATGATGGACGGCGGCGGGTACGGGCCGCTGGAGATCCGGCTCATCTGGGACTCCAGCTTCACGGAGGCGGGCCTGTCCCCGCAGATGATCCGGAACATCAAGGCCAGCGTGCGGCACCTCGGCGGCCGCGGCGGCGGCAACGTCCAGATCGCGTTCGGGAACTAGGAGGCAAAAACGGTGGGCGTCACGATAACGGTCCCGGCTGACACCAAGACGCCGGGCACGGCCGGGCACACCAGCGACCACAACGTGATGGCCGACGCGCTGACGGCGCTGTCCACCGCCGTTCATGACACGATCACCGAATTCGGCGCGGGAATCCTTCTTGATACCGCGACGCCCGCCACGCCGGCCGGCGGCAAGTGCGTCCTGTACTCCAGCGGCGGCGGCACGCCTCAGGTGAAGACGGACTCCGGCGCGGTGTCCTTCATCCCCGCGATGCAGTCTGATTTCACCGCGTTCAACCTGACCAATCCCCTCGCGTTCGCGAACATAGCCAAGAGCTGGGCCATACCTGCCGGCGACGCGAATTTCGGCACGGTCTACTGCGTGGAGGCGGCGTTCACGGGGCTGTGGGAGGCGTCGGGGACCCTCAACCTCGGATGGCAGCTCGATGCGGTGAACACGAACTTCGTCCCCGTCGGCGCGGCGGCGTTCACCGTGGCGCACAACTACGGCGGGGTGCTGCGGTTCTTTCTTCAGGTGACCAATACCGGCGCGGGAGGCGCCTACCAGGCATGGGCAGACGGCACCTGCTCGGACACTACCTCATCTCGCGTGCCCGCCGGCAGCGTGACGCTCAACGCGAAGGGCACCGGCTCGATAGACACCACGGTGTCGCATACGCTCTCGCTGGTCGCCTTCTTCGCCGCCACCAATGCCTCCCAGACCATCAACGGCTTCAGCAGCATTTTCAAGCGCATGAGCAACTGATGGCGTTCCCCGTCCCGGCCGTGGTCGTGTCGAGGAACTCGGCCGGGTCGGTCACGTCCACGGCGGGCACGTTCGCGTCCGCCGTGCCGGCGGGCACGCCGCTGGTGGTCGGGATCTCGGTGAACAGCGACACCCCGACGATCAGCTCTGTCGTGGACTCCAAGGGCAACGCGTACAAGCTGGCCGGCCACCAGGTGACTGCCATCAGCAAGCCCGTCTGGATCTACACGACGTGGATCACCACCCCGCTGACAACCTCGGACACGCTGACGGTGACGATCAGCTCCGGCGCGGTGATCAACTTCATCGGGGTGGCGGGGCCGGGGACGCTGTTCATCCCGGCGCAGTTCACCGGGGGATCGGGAGCGTCGGCGGCGAGCTTCATCCTGCCGGTCCCGGCGCTGCCCACGGCGGCGAACGGGTTCATGGTCGCGTTCTCCGTGAACGACAGCGCCGGGCCGACGTGGCTCATCCCGGGTCCGACGGTGCTGACTACCACCTCGGGCGGCGGCGGCCCGTTCTTCTCGGCCGCGTACGAGGACGCCGGCGACTTCCCCGCGGCGCTGGAGGTCGACCTGTCGCCGAGCTCCACGGCGTCGATGGCGGTGACGGCGTTCATGTCGGAGTACACCGACCTGTACGCGGATGCGTACTCGTCGCTGTACGGCCAGTTCCTGGGCACCCCGTGGCCGCGGTCCGGGGCGCTTGAGCTGTCCGTGCAGCTGCTGCTGAACGGCACCTGGACGGACATCACCGGCTACGTGTACCAGCGTGACGGGTCAGTGAACATCAATGTGGCCTTCGGGCAGCCGGATGAGGCCTCCAGGCTGGTGACCTCCGCATGCAAGCTGCAGCTGAACAATCGGGGCGGCGTGTTTACCGGGAAGAATTCCGCCTCGCCGTTCTTCCCGTTCATCACCCGGAACACGCAGCTCCGGCTGCTGGTCCCGGCGGCGTATAACTCGACTGACGCGGGGCTGGCGACCGTGTTCTGGGGTGAGGTGTCGTCGTGGCCGAAGTCGCGGGACACCAGCGGGAATGACGTGTGGGTGGACGTCACCGCGTCGGGGATCAGCCGGCGCCTTAACCAGGCCGGGAACCTGGGGTCGTCGCTGAAGCGGTTCTACCTGCAGAAGCCCGCCAGTGACCCGCTGCGCCCGGTCGTGTACTGGCCTTGCGAGGACGGCTCCACGTCGGCGACGCTGGCGGAGGTGACGGGGAACGGCCCCGCGATGACGTTCACCGGTACCCCGACGCTGGCGTCGGATTCGGCGTTCAGCGGGTCGGATCCGCTGCCGGTGCTGAACGGCTCCGCGTGGACCGGCCTGACCGGCGTGTTCGGGGATCCCGGCTCCGCGACGTTCACCGCCCCGGGCGTGCACGCGTTCGTTCCCCGCGCCGGGCTGACGACGCTGACCTCCGCGGAGTACTGGGGCGGCGCTGGCGGCGGAACCAACGGCTACCAGGCCAACACCGGAAAGGACGCGGCCGGCGGCGGCAGCGAGTACGCGAAGGAAACGGGCGTGGCGGTCACGGCCGGCACCAGTTACCCAGTGACCGTCGGCGCGGGGGGCGCGGGCGGGGCGCTGGCCAGCGGGGCCGGGCTGAAGGCGAACCGGGGCGCTGACGGCGGGACGTCCAGCACCGTATGGGACGCGGTGACGGTAACGGCCCATGGCGGCAAGGGCGGCACGTTCACCGGCTCGCGGGCGGGCGCCGGCGGCACGGGCAGCACGAACACGACCCATCATGACGGCGGGGCGGGCGGGAAGAACTCGGGCGCGCTGTTCGGCGGCTCCGGCGGCGGGGGATCGGGCGGCTCGTCGGCGGCCGGGAACGCGGGCGGCAACGGGGGCGCGTCGGGCACGGGCGCGGCCGGCGGCGCGGCGGTGACGGGCGGCGGCGCTGGCGGGAAGGGCGGCAACGGCGGCGCGTCCGTCGACCAGGGCGGCACCGCCGGGGCGGTTCCCGGCGGCGGCGGCGGGTCCGGCGGGGAGAACAGCGGCAGCCTGGCGGCGCACGGCGGCGGCAACGGCGGCGCGGGGAAGGTCAAGCTGACGTGGACGCCGCTGGTATCGCCGGCCTATAACGTGGTGCGGTTCTTGCTGCACGTTCCCCTGGCGGGCGATACGAACAACGCGGTGGTGGCGCAGTTCGCCACGTCGGGGAAGGTCGCGACGTGCATCCTGACGTACACCACGGCGGCCGGCGGCAGCCTGGTCTTGACGGGCAAGGACTCTGTCGGCGGGC